TTGCGTTAGCAATGTCAATTACGTCGCCCGGATCAATTATCAACTGAAGCTCCATACTCTGGCGCGGTCGCCATGTGTTTCCGCTTCCTTGCGTTCCTTGTATGCCTTAGATGCGAGAACGAGCCTGCGCGCGTGCCGCGCGATTATCATGGCTACGCAGGCGTCTATCTTGTTGATGGACTTAGGCGCTTCCTTGCTGATGCTGACGCCCCATCGGTTAGGGCTGCGCCGCGCATTCGCCACGTGCCGACCCAGATAGCTGTCACCATCATGGATGAAGCCCGCTGGCTTTGCATCAATCTCGCTCAGCACCATCTCGGCAGCCGCGGTGAATTCGCCTACGTGGCCGCGCATATCCCAGGCGACAGGCTGCGGATCCCTGCCGCCAGGTACCGCCCAGACATCTACGACGTCCTCAACCCATGCACGCCATTTGATCTTAGTGCTTTCTTCCCATTCCTTGACGTCAGCGAAGAATGCGCTTATGTGCCATTTGGCCATCGCCATCTGAATGGCAGCTTCCACCTCGTCAACAGGAATGTATCGCTTGCCGTGCGGCTCCCAGACACCGAGCGTGAACACGTAGCCCGTCTGCACGTGGCAGCCGATAAGCGCGGTAGCGTCCTCTACCCGCGAGCCGTCGAAGCCGATGGTAATGTCGTCGCCGTCTTCAATGCGGAAATCGTAATCTGCCATGCGCGCCCATTGCTGCGGAGTGGTCCACGCATCCTCGGGGCTTTCCGGCCAGTTCAGGTAGAACCGCTTGCTGACATCAAGAGTAGTTCTGGGAGACAGAATGCGATTGTCAACGATGTCAGAGGCATCGACCCAGTAAGCATCTCCGTAAGTGAATTCAACGGCTTTACGAATAGCAGCCACGTCATCAAAATCAACATCTGGCGGAGCCATGCGCGCATCGTAGAGAATCCTGCCCTTGCCCTTGAGCCTGCCTTCCTCCTGCGCCACCCATGCCTCGTACGTCGCCTCGGCCACCGATTCCTTGCCGGGCTGCCACGCATTAGAGGTCTCGATCAAGCGACTGCCAGATTTGCCCACGTTTCGGTCCATGACCTCGTTCAGGTCAGTTCCGCCGTTATTGGGCAGAAATGATTCCGTCTGGTCGAGAATGCCGAAGGTAGTGCGCGCTCCTTCTTCGGTGGTCGGCGATGAGGTAATGACCATCAGCTCGCCTCCGCCTGGCACGTGGAATACGGTGCGACCGGCCTCGATCTCGTAATCCTTGAGCAGCCGCGAGTTCTTGGGCAGGAGAGCGCGCACCATCGTCATCGTGTTGATGTTTGCCTGGTCATGGCTGGTGGCCGCGATCTGCACCAGCGGCATAGCCACTTTCTTGCCGACGACTCCGCCCAGGACGCGATCGTCGAAATGGTCCAGCCGCACTGGCGCGAGCAGCTCTATCATGGACAGCACCGCGGCAAACGGGGATTTACCCGCTCCCTTCGCCCAGCGGCGCACGCCGTGATAATAGATCCAGCGTCCTTCCTCGGTCAGAGAATACCACCAGAGCAGGAAACGCACCTGACTTTCGATGAATTCCCAGCGGTCACCGGCATTCGGGCCGTCCGGCTGGCGCAGATACTTGCTCGCCCAGTGAATCGCTTCCCATCCGAGCGTCAGCTCCGGCACGCCTTCTGGAAGCGTGACGAGCCTATCGCGCGGGGCTATATCCATAAAACTCCAAGCTCAGGGCGCACGCAGTACGCGCATTCGCTGGATGGATTCATCACCTGGTAATTCTGGGATATGGAGGTCGCTTCTACGACCGTGGCCCCATCGTCGGTGCTGATTATCAGCGGCACGACGGTGACCATATCCTGGAGCAATGCCCATGCCACGACCTGATGGTCATTGTGCGTCGACATAGGATCCGTGAAATGGACGTAGAAAGGCCGAGCAGGAGCGCAGAGACTGCTGATCTGCTCGCCAGTCGGTGGAGCCGGAGGCATCAGGGCGTGCAGACGACGACGCTGGATAGCCCGTTGCCGAGCGCGCCAGCCCCGCCAGCGCCCAGCGCGGTGCAGTTAGCCCGCGCGTACCGGAACGCGGTGTCGGTGGCGGCAGTGGCCCACCCATCGCCCGTTACGTGCGTCGCAGCCGTCCAGACTGTGTTGTCGGGGCTCGTCTCCAGCGCGACGACGCTGTCGCGAACCGGCGAGACGACGCGCAGCGCGAAGTTATGGAACGTAGCACCAGCGCCAGCGTCGTGCTTGACAGTGCCTGGTCCGGTAGCTGCGTGCACGTTCTGAGCATAGTTCGTCATTGTGTCTCCTTCTTTGCCCGGATTCCCCTGGCGATGCGGGATAGATTCTTCTGTTCCTTTTCTCCTGGCTGCTCGGGCATTTCGCCCCAGTCAGAATCTGCGACAGTTTCGCCGGGCTGCGCGGCAGGCTTGCCATCCATCTCGAGCGGCGGCGAATCAGGTGCTAGCTTGCTTGTCATCCTTTTCCTTCCAATCCCTTAGTGACGTAATCTCCGTATAGCTTGGCCGCTGGTCGCGGATGCGTATTGAGTCGGTATTCAGTCCACATTTCCGCGAACATCTCATTCTGATTGCTAGAACCGTACTGAGACACAGCCGATGAAATCTTCTGCTTATTGCGACTGAGCCAGGTGCCGACGTTCATGTACTTGCGACCGTAGCCATCAACTCCGATCTGCGGCTCATTAGCGCCGATGGCCTTTGCAAAATTCTTCCAGAATCCCATTTCCACCGGAGACGTGGTCGTCGGGTGATCACGGTGCGATTGGAACAGTCCGGCCTTTACTGCGACTCCGTGCGTGCCGTGCCCGTACTCATGGGTCATTATGTTCATGGATAGGTCGTGATTGAAATCCGTCGGGACCCACCACTCAGATTTCTTATTGTGCTCCAGCACCCTATCCGTATTGCTGCCGACCAGCACCTCGGGCTTGACATGCAGCGAGCCAGCACCCGAGTGTGAGGCCAACGTGCGACTGGTGCGCCGCGCGCCATGCGGCGTCTCCGAGACAACGACGTGCGTGTCGGCAACCATCTTCGGAGTAATCTCGCCCTGCTTAGAGGAAGCTGCGATTACCTGGAGGCGCATCTTCTTCTTCTGCTCTTGGCTGGCCGTGACATTCCTGTTGAACTCGATCTTAGCCGGATGGTGCACTTCCGGCAATGGTGCGCCGAGCGTCTCACGCAGCGTCATTTCCTGCTTTATGTCGCGCGGCGGATGGGCGTCCGAGGTATGGAAGCCTGCGCGAATTGCTCCGGCAGCCTGATGCGGATAATCATAGCGCGCTTTCGTGCCGCCTAGGTCAACCTCGTACTGACCATTCTGAAGCAATTCAATCTTGTGGCCGTTTATTACCTCGGGCTCGCCTTCCTTCAGGCTCAATACGCGCCTGCGCACCTCGGTAAACGGAAGCTTTTCCTGTGCTGGCTCCTTGAGCTCCGGCTTCTCAAGGCTCGTAAGGTGCTGGGCTGGCGTCCTGACCGGCTTTCCCCTGCCGCGATCCCATACGATATGCGGCACGCCCTTCTCGTCAACGTGATGCACGACGCCGGTAGCCCCGGTCTTGTACTTGACCCGTTCGCCTTCCTTCAGGGCTGATTCGGCCTTGCCGCTGGCCTCCTTCTGCGCGCTCTCGGCTATTCGCTTCAATGCTGCGCTCTTGCTCCACTTGCCGTGCTGGCCGCGGAGCTCGCTGCTTACGTCCCAGTGCGCCATAAGCGTTTCCCGGGAGTCACTAGGTCAAGATTCAGGGTCCTGGCTCCAGCCGCTACCCTTGCCGCGGCTCTATGATTGCCATCCAGGAGCACGTACAGATCGCCCTCGCGCACGGCCACCGGAACGCCGACGCTCTCGCCAGCCCCGAGACGAGACTGGTAGCCAGCCACCGTGTCAGCGAAAGGCTCCTGCAATAGGCGAATCTTATCCACCGGAATGCCGGTAACACGCTTGACCCTGCCCTGCGCGACGTCTTTCTGCCAGCCGTAGGTATCGCCGCCGTATTCGGACGTGATCCTGCCCAGAACCTTGCGATTCAGGGCCAGATCAACGCTCATTTTGGGGAACCACCCTCCATTTGCCTCATCCTTGGAAAACACGTGCGTTATAGTTCCGTTGACCCTATCACCATTACGGCCAACATATCTGACATTAGTGCCGACCATCGGATGATCGGTAGTGGCACCAGTCAGGTCAGGCTTTCCCCCGGACAGTTTGCGGAATGTTTCCTCGCGGATTCTCTCCTCGCTGGGCGTGAGCGCGCTCTCTTCGTGCGTGACAGAGCCGGGCTTTGTCGTACCGGAATGAGTGAGGTGATGGGCCGGAGTGCGGACGGGCTTGCCGCGGCCGCGATCCCAGACAACATGCGGAGTGCCCTTGCCATCAACATGATGAATGACGCCCGAGGCACCAGTGCGGTACTTGACTTTGTCACCAGCCTTGAATTCAGTTGCCTTCGCAGATCGGCCGCTGGCAGCTTCCTCAGCCATGCGCTTAAGGGCTGCTCCACCTTTGGTCCACTTGCCGTGCTCGCCACGAACTTCTGAGCTTACGTCCCAGTGTGCCATTAGCCAGTTCCTTATGGATGTGCCAGATACTGCTGGAGGTTTGACATAACCTTACCACTGCCAGTTTTGCTAGCACCTGGCTTCGGCGCTGTCACCTTAGATCCTTGCCGACTCTGCCTGCCTGCCGCTGCGCCCTTAGCTGCCGCGGCCGGATTGCGTGCCTTTGCCGCTGCCGCTACGGCTTTCGTGTGCGCGACTGCCGCGGCTGCGCGCTTGGCCGCTGCGGCTTGCTTCTTCGCTGCCGCTATCTGGGCGCGCTCAGACTTGAGCAGAGCGGACTGATTGCGCATGATGATGCCGCGCGCCACGTTCAGAACGCGAAGATACTGGCGCTGCGCAGGTGTCAGCTTGCCCTGCGATTTGACTGCCGCGGCTTGCTGCGCCAGTATCTGTCGGGCCTGAGCCTGGAGTTGCGGGCTGATTGCCGAGACAGGAATGGCGCTGGCCTTGCTGTAGGTCGGCTGAGGTTTAGCGGCTGTCTTGCCGAAGCCGAACTTGCCGCCAGCCTGACGCGCCTGATTAGGATTGAGGCCCATTACCTGACCACCTTCAAGCGCGCCTGCCAGCCCGCGACAGCGTCGTCGGCGGCGTCCTCGTCAGCGTCCTGAGGGTCGGGGTCGTCCAGCTCTATGCGGCTGCGCTTCCGGTCAGTTATGGTGCAGCCCAGTCGCTCGCTGAGGCGCGTGAAGTTGCCGAACCAGCCCGGCGAGGCTGTCCTGATGGACATGTCGTAGGCACGCGCCGCGGCTACTGCCGTAGCCCAGTCGCTCGCCTCGAAGAACGCCGACTGGCCAGATAGCTTCAGGCTCCTGAACCAGGACTGAACCTCGGGCTGCCAGGTGTCGTCCACGTCGGGTATAGGGATGCCTGCGCGGCGTGATGTGCCGCGCGCCAGCGCGATGTAACGAGGGTCGTCGCCCGAGCCCATGCTCTTGGACGCAGGCGAGCGCTTATCTGGTCGCTTGGCTGGCGGCATCTACCACCATCCGGCAATATGCCCGATGGCAATAGTGATCACTACGATGCTGAGCGTCGCTATTACCAGGAGGATTTCTGTCAGGGGAATTGTTCTCACTGCCGCATTCCCTTTCCAATATAGAGCATCATTGTCCACGCGCCGAAGAAAGCCCCGACAATAGCGCCAGCCAGGATAATGAGGACCAATTCCCACACAGGAAGGAACATACCAGCTCCGCTTTCGAAAGTCCGGACCTTGCTCGATGGGGTCGCTGGCCT